GCAAAGACGTCTTCGTCTTTAACTACGCCAGCCGTGGTGTAGATGCCTACGTTGAACGTGCAAGAACCCCCAAGCGTATCAGACCCAATAAAGAGCTGGGTGATGTTCGCGTGGGCAGGCACTTGAGCCAGCATGACAATATCATCGTCATCACTGTCCCCTGCTGCAAGTTCGATGGTGCCAGCGGCTACACGCACTACGCCATGTAGATCCTGGCTTGCGCTCAGTGTCGGAGGATCTGCCTCAAACGCTGTAACGATGTCGGAGTTTTTAGTACCCATGACTATATCCTCCCCTTACTCGTTGCACGCAATTTCAACGACTTTGTCTTCTTCCATCCGGGTCGAACCGAAGGTCGCGCAGTAGTAAACCTGCGTGGAATCAAAATCTTCAAACAGGGTCGCAAACCCTGTCCCGCCTTTCGGCTGCTGCACGTCGCCATGCAGATGAGACTATATCTTCACCCTCATATGAGGGGCTGGGCGCTTCCACCCCGCTTGGGGTGTACTTCCTTCCGGAATAGTCGTTGCACCTTCCGCTTGCGCGGCTTGGCTCAGGATTGTCTGCTAGAGAGTTTCCCTGAGTTCACCCAGTTATTGCCCGCCTATTACTAGGCGGCGTCCCTATCCATTAAGGACTTGTCGCTGCGCTCATCGATCCGCGCCATCACATCTTTTCCGACTGCCAGCTTGCAGCCATCCTGCGCCCATGCGTAGCAAAGGCGAGAAGTGCCATCGTCTGACAGACGATTAGAAGTGATGAACTTGAACCCAACAAACGTGTCGATATCACCTTGGACCAACGCCTTGACGGTGTTGAAATCCGAAGAAGTGACGCTGGTCGTGTTGAGCAGGTCTTCGATCTGCTCGGGGCTGACAACGATATAACGCGGAATAGATGGATCAACGCTTTGGGCGTCGAGCAGCTTTTTCGCGGATACCAGCTTGGCAACCGTTAGGCCGGCAGAACCATGTGCGATTTTCTGGCCGCTTGGGAACGCCGTAGAGGTCGTTCCTTCCTTGCCGGTCTTCGCGGTTCCACCAAGTGCGCTGATGATGGTGTCGTCCATCGCACGACCAATCGCCGCCGCAGCCGCACGGGCATACGAGGACGTCGGGTCGATCAACATACGAACCTTGTCAGCATCGTCAATGTAACAGTTCAGCCAAAGGCGCTAACTCTGACCCGCTTTCGCTGCCTGCGGTTTCCCGCAGGATCGGACTATATCTTCCCTCTGTGAGGGCTGGGCGCTTCCACCGCGCTTGCGGTGTACTCCTTGCGGATAGTCTCTGAACCTTCTCTTTCGAGCTTGGCTGCTGATTGGCATATCCTTGCGGACTTAGCTTTCCAGCAGTTCACCCAGTTACGACCCCATTGAGGTCGGCCCATTCGTATGTGGTTAGGCTAACCATACGCCGAGAGTGCGGTGTTTCAACGAGGGGTGTATCCAGAATCTTCAATAAGAGACGCTACACTCTTACCGGCTGTCTAGCAGCTCCCGACAATCTCTTGACGGCTGAGACTATATCATCATCCCGTAGGATGCCCTGCGCTTCGGGCCGCTTGGCCCTACTCGCTTGCGCGATAGTCGTTGAACCTTCTCTTTCGAGCTTGGCTGCTGATTGCCCTCGGCTTCACGTTAGGGTGTCCCAGCAATTCACAGGGTTTTCATTTGGCTGTTACCAGCCAACGCTCCAACTAAATAGAGTGCCTCGATGACCGCGCTACTGCGGCTGCTTCTCCGACCTGGTCGAAAAAGGCTTTTTCGCCGGTGACACTTTCCGTATCAACGGCTCCTCGCAACAGACTTCCCATCTGCTGCGAGAGCATAGCGACGTTGGAACTGAATTGGTTCACAAACGCCGTATTCACCTGAGTTGACATAACTCATGCTCCTACAGTTGTGGTTGGAATGTATGCGTGGGTTATCAGGCTTGCGCCTGGCTCACTGTCGGTTAGGCCGACTGATCCGCCTTACTCACAGGCTTGCGCCGCTGGGCCTTTGGCTTATCAGCGGATTTTTTTATCCAGTCCATGTATTTGTTGGCAAGCTCAATGGGATCATTC